TGGCCGTTGGCGCTCGACACGTCGATGCGGCAGTTGGTGGTCTGCGAGAGCGACGCGTCGACCAGCAGGGGGCGCTCGAGGAAGGCCGCCTCGTCCACGAAGTACAGAGAGGCCCGGTCGCCCCGGCCGATGCCGTCGCCCGCCTCGCCGGCCAGCACGGAGCCGGTCGCGGGGATGCTGATCCGCTTGAACGGAGCGTCCCGGCGCTCGTCGAACCCGCCGCGGAACTCTTCGGGCAGGTATTTGAGGAACTGGCGCGCCTTCCAGAACAACGATTTGGGCGACCCGCCCGCGTCGACGTACTCCTCCTTGCGCGAGCCGAAGCCGATCACCATGCCGTCGTTGAAGAGGGCGAGCGTGCAGGCCAGGCCGATCGCGACCCACGACATGCCGACCTCGCGGGACTTCTTGATCGTGCCGTTGTCCTGCGCCTTCCACTTCGCGACGATGTACTCGATCGCCTCGCGCTGCTTGGGGAAGAGCAGGAACGGCACGAGGGCGGGGAGGTCACGCTCGACGTTGCGGGGGTCGAACGTCACGCCCCAGTCGTTGACGAAGTCGGCCGGGTTGTCGCGGTAGTACACCTTGAGCGCGGCCAGCAGCATGCCCGACTTGTCCGCCCGGATCCGCGCCAGGCGCTCCGCACGCTGTGCGAAGACCGTGGCATAGTCCGGATTGCGGAAATCGAAGTCCATACACCACCGTCGCAGGGTGAGAGACGCCCGGCCCGACTTCGGACACGCGATTAGCGGGCGGTAAACGGCTGGCTATCCCCGACTTGCAGTGCCTTAGACAAGGGGTTCCGCTTAGCGAACGTCTCTCATAAAACGCAAAGCGCCCGCCGAGCGTTGAGGCCGGGCGGGCGCGTGCCGCGTGACGCTGCGGAGCGGGTCAGACTTTCGGCTCCGAGGTAAGCCTACCAAGCCCCCTCCATTACCCGTTTCCGAGCGAACCTGTCGCCGAAGCGACGCCTTTACCTAGCGGCATCTGGCGGGGCCGTCAAGCCCGCGCGCCATTCTTGCGCCGAGGCCAGGGCGCCGCGGTTGTCCGCCCAGCGCGCCGCCGCTTCGTACGGAGCGACCACGTCGCAATCGACCGCGCCGAGCGCCCGGGCGGCAAGCACCTGCTGCCATGTGAGATCGTAGTGCAGGGGCGAACGGTCCGGCCGCGCCGCATCCATGCCCGCGCCGGCGCCGAAAGCGGCCAGCAGCGCCTCGTCCGGGTCGTCGGCGAACAGGTGGTAGCGGTTCGGCTCGTAGGGCATGGGGCAGACGTACGTGGTCACGCCGGGGCCTCCCACGAGAAGCGGCGCGGCGGGCTGGGCGCGGCGAAGGCGGGCTGACCGGGCAGAGCGTGTCGGGCGTCCCCCACGCGGTGGGGTCGTCGGCGCTCAAGCGACTTGACGCGCGAACCGGTCAGCTTCAGCCCGAGCCGGTCGCATTTGCCGATCACGGCGTTGCGGGTCACGCGCATCGCCAAGGCGATCTCCCCCGCGGACAGCCCCTGCGCCACGAGCAGCCGCAGCCGGTCCTCCGCAATGCCCGCCCACGTGTCAGTCACGGAGCCACCAATAGCGCGGCGCAGGCTCCTCGGCCAGCGCCTGCGCGTCCCTCACAGCGCGTATGTCGTCCTCGGGCGGGCGTGCTTTCGCCTCGTCCCACAAGGCGTCCGCCGCTTCGAGCTGCGCGGGGGTCACGGGTGCGCCTCCCGTCGCAGCGACTTCTCGAGTAGCGCGGCCTTGCGCTTGCTGGACGGCCGGGTTGGCGGCGCGTATTGGCGGGGAGGAACGTACTTGCGGCGCTCGGCGTCCCGCATCGCTGCGTAGGCTTCGCCGATCTCGCGGAGCGCGATAAGGTGCGGGCGCGTCACGCCCGCACCGCCGGGCTCGCCATGAGCTCCTGGTACAGCCGGGCCGCCTCTTTCGGGTCGGTCGTCTCGATTTTCGCCACCGCCAGCATCCCCGTCAAACTCCCGTCCAGCCGCACGTTGTCCTTGTACCCGCCGGCCATCCGCGTGACGTTTTCCAGCGCCTTCGTGCGGTCGGCAATGAGCACCTCATAGCCGTCTCGTTTAACCTTGACGCCGCCGTAAAGCAAGAGGGCATCGGGAGAGAGCTTGTTCGTGTCGCGCGGCACGGGGCGCTCGAGGCCCTCGCCGTGGCACTCCGGGCAGTCGGGGTTCGGGTCGCGCGTGGCGTTGAAGTCCAGGCCGCCGCCCGGGTCGGGCAGGGGCGTGTCGGGGTCACGGCGGGCCAGCTTCTCCGCGGCGGCCAGCGCCTCGTCGTATTCCCGCGCTCGCCAGTGGTAGCGGTGCTTTTCGCCCCAGCAGTACCGGCACGCCCCGACGCGCAAGCCTATCAGCTCGCGGGGGTCGGCCTGGGCGATCCGGGCCCATCGGTCGCGGCACCACGCGGCGTCATAGACCGCCCCGCCCGGCGCTTTGGCCGCCTCGTTGGCCAGCTCGTCAATCCTCGCAGCGATACGTGGGTCACGCAGCAGTTTGGACGCACCGTTCTCGCAGGTCGCGTCCTTCGTGTCGGAGCGCACGCTGTAAGCCGCACGGTACGACCGAACGCCATTGCGGTCGGTGACGTACTCCTGTGCGAACTTCTCCTGTTTGGCGGTCAGCATGCCCGCACCAATAGCCCAGCCCGGCGCGTTCGACAAGGCCACGAAAGCGGTCCCGCAACTCCCTCCTAACTCCCCGCATTAACCGGGTCGGATATTCCCGTGCAAAAACAATGCGCTGTCCCCCTTTTCCCACTTTACCCACTACTTCTTATAAATTGGTGTGGGGTGTGTGTGTAACGTAGGTACGATATAGCGCCTTGACGCATAGACGCATAGTGTCCATAGCAAGAGGGTGTTTGGTGTTCCCCATAGAGATTTAGGCGCATAGTGGGTCTGGGGGGAAATTTGGAAAAGCTATGAAAAACAGACTACTTACACCCGCCCACTTAATCCCCCTTATGGACTGCATGCCGTTCTTTTCGGACGATCGGTGGCGTCTAGCTGTTGCGCATAAGAGCTCTTTTTACATCGGCTATTGCGACACGCACGGAGAGGTCGATCATTGGGTGAAGACGCACCAGTGCGTTGAGTGTCTCAAGCTGGATCCATCACTGTCCCGGCCTATGGCGCGCAAGATGGGCCTCAAGTTTTTTCCGGGGTACTGCGACGAGCACAAATGGTGCGACCACCATATCCAGAGCGCCAAGTGCGCCGGGTGCTTCACGGTCAACGGGGCCCGTCGGCGCCCGCGCACAGACGTGAACTCCGCTCGCGCATGGGCCCGGCGGGAGGGTCATTACGAGTACCTCGACGAGTGCCTCAAGCACGGCCAGGCCAAGCACCACGTCCAGACCGGCAAATGCCTCACCTGCTTTAACGCCATGGGCTACCCGCGTCCTTGACGCGTCGGTCACGACGTGCGACGACCGCACGGCTGAAGCCGACGAACCAAAAAACACTCCGGCTAATGGAGATAGCCAATGAACTTCCAGAGCGGACGAAACATGACCGTCATGGCCGGTGTTGCTGCCTTGGCTGGCGCTCACAGCTTGGGCGGATGGGGTGAAGCTCTCGGTTCCATCACCAGCGGAGCAGACCGCTATCCGCCACGATGGGATGACCCGAAACCTGAGCCGGTCCTGCGCCACGTCGCCATCGCCAAGGCCAAGAAGAAGCGCGCCGCAAAGCAGGCTCGCCGTCAACGGAGGCTCCCGTCGTGACCCTCATCACATCCCTAGAGCAGGCGGGGGAGGGATCGCGGGAGATGCCTTGGCGCTGCTTCCATTGCGACGAGACCTTCACGTCTCGCCATTGCGCCGCCGCTCATTTCGGAGCCGACGAGACCGCCGAGCCAGCCTGCAAGATCAAGGGCGGCGAGGGTGGCCTGCTAGAGGCTTTGCGACGGGCCGAGAGCCAGTTGGCTGACGCGTGGCACAGAATCCACACCGAGAGCGGAGAGGCTGCGCAGGCATATTACACGCAGAACGCCCGGCACCGCGAGCAACTGATCGCTACCGAGCAGATCGGCTACGAGCGCGGGCTTGCTGACGCTAAGGCGCACCCGGAAACGCTTGGCCTTCGCGCCACCAATCCGAAAGGACAACCTAATGTCTGATGCAGTTATGGTTCCGAGGGAGCCGACAGAGGCGATGGTGAAGGCCGCGCAGGTCTATTGCCAAGACACGCGACCGGGCCGCGCCATCGACATTTACCGCACGATGATCGCAGCGGCCCCAGCCCTCGCAGCTTCTACACCTGTAGGAGGTTGGGAGGAGGCAGAGCGGGAGGAGGCGTTGGCGCTGCTGCGGACGATCAACAGGGAGTGCGACATAGGCCAACATGAGGCTGATGTGCTTTCCATCATCGACCGCCTTGCAGCCCCTCCCCCACCCTCAGTCTCTACAGATAAGGGTTCACGGCCCCAAGAGGCCGTACCCAGCGAGGGTCACGATGCGGCTGCTGTAGACTGGCAAGTGCTGATCGACGGCGGCTGGCGGGACACACCTGACCCTGACTACTGGCGCGGCATTGGCCATGAGGTGCGCAGTCTGAAAACAGGTCCCGCCGTTCCTCTCACCGGCCACGCCCGACATCTGACAGAGGTTCCTTTCCCGAACGGGATGCGCCTGACCATCGTGCGCGAGAACAGCTACGACGCCGTGACTATCTGGTCGGAAGACGGCGAAAGCATCTTCACGCAAGCCTGCGTTGCCCCCCAACCCGCTGACGGCTGTTCTAGCAATGAAGGAGCGGGGTGATGGGCTTGAGCTTTTCCGCTGGCCCCAATCAAGAGTGCTGGCACGAACCGACCTCCCGCATGTCCTTTCCGCCCGGCCAGAAAACGTATGGCCGTGACTGGGATTTGGTCGTGACCGATCTGGCCGATTACTACCACAGCAACCACGACGGCTGGGAGGCTCAATGGCCGCTGCAAATCCGCATCTATGAAGGCGGCGCTGAGCTGGCGAGGTTTGCAGTCGAGCGAGACTACGAGCCGGTCTTCATGGCGTTTCAGGATGCCGCACCTGACACCGCCAGTCCCGACACACAGCCGGGTACGGAGCGAAGCGGAGTGAACCAAACCATCCTCCCTCAGACGGAGAAGGGGTCATGAGTCGCGACAACTGGACGTGTCCTGACGACCGCTTCCCGATCATGAGCCTCGGCTATGGCCGGATGGGCGAGCGAAAGCACACCGTCCCGATGGCGTTGATGCTGGAGCATGAGGGTCAGGCCGACCAAAACCACGGCCAGACCATCCACCGGCTGAAAGAGCGCGGTGGACTGTCTTGGGCTGAACTGTCCGCCGTTCTTGACGACAGAAAATACTGCCGGATGGACGACGACGCCGCTCACGAACGGGCCATGCGGAGCGTGCTGGTCTGGCAGGATCGTCAGCGCCGGTTAGCCGCTCAGGCAGACGCATCACAGGTAGGTACGGAGGCTCGCGAAGCGGGCCGTAGTGCACCCACCCCTCCCGTGAAGACCGGGGAGGGCTAGATGGCTGACTGTCAAAAGTGCGGCGGCGAAATCCAAGGCTGGATTTGCCAAGGCTGCGGACAAGGGTTCCGCGAGAACGACGCCGGGGTGTTGGTCTTTGCCCCTATGGAGGCTGTGGCTTGGCGGTGGGAGCAATGGTCCTCGCTGGTCGGCGCGTGGGCTCCTCGCCTGACGTTCGACAAGCCCGACGACGCCAAGCGCGTCCAAGCCCTCGCAGTCATCCTCACCCCAGCGTCGCGCACCACTCCGCCGTCTGCGTGACCCTGGCGTTGGCGCGCCGGCCCCACGCGGGGTGCTCGACGTCCGTGTAGCGGATCAGCGCCGCGCCGAGGTCCGGCCCGACCGCGGTAATGATGGCCACGTCGACCGCGAGGCGTTGCGCCTCCGTGAGCACCGGCCCAGTCGGCTCGGCCTCCGCGGGCGCAGCGCCGGCCGTATCGCACAGCACCACCGGGCCCGGCGCCGGCGTGGTCGCGCACGCCCCGAGGAGCGCGCAAGCCGCCAGGGCTATCGTCGAGCTGCGCATACCGCCATTCCCACCTGGACGCCGCGATCAAACGCGGCCGAACCTTCCACGCCGCACGCCTGTGCCTGCGCGGCCGCGACGGCGCCGTTGCGCACGCCCTGTTCGCGGGCCGCCTTGAGTTGCTCGGAGTGCTGGCGGTTGGCCGTGGCCAGGTCGTCACGCAGATCCGCCGAGACCCCACGCTCGCGCCCCCACGCAATGAGCGTCAAGGCGAGGGCAACGACGAGGCCGATGCCGGCGAGGGCCATATAGGCGCGCAAGGTGAGCATCGGCTGCACACTCCGGTTGGGGCTGGGCGCGACGCTACAGCGAAACACCCCGCCAGCGCAAGGCCGACGGGGTGTCACGGGCGGGAGGGGCTCCAGGGGAGGAACGGCGGCACGGTCTCACAGCTACGTTGCGGCGTCAATCCCCCAGCACGTATTCCAGCATCGCTTTGGCTTGATCGTAGTCCAGCAAGTTCGTCCCGGAGGGCCAATGGTTGGCGTGAACCTTCTCTCGCTCGAAGCGAATGCCGCCGTCGGGGTTGAAGTTAGGGGGGAGGCGCCACGAAAGGAACCGATCGACCAAAGGGGCGAGTTTTCCGCGTGGATCAACCGGCGCTTCGTCGGCATAGATGATCGGAGCGACGCCATAGGAGGCGACGGTTTTCCCGGTCTCATTCATCACATAGACGTTGCCAGAAGGCTCGAAGGAGATCGCATCGTCGACGTCGCGGTCGCCGGTCTTCCGGCTGAAACGGAGAGTGAGCCACGGCTGCGTATGCTGCCGGCGGTCGGCGGTGGTTCCGTCGCCGCGTCGCTCGAAGTGTGCCTCGATAACCCCGGCGTGGAGCATGAAGCTTTTGCGCGGATCCGTATCGTGCGTGTCCTCGTCGGACATGATCTTGACGATCAGCATGGTCTCATCCTTGTTCTGGTTCCGTCGCGCTCTCGCCGACGTGCGCCTACACAAGCCCGCCTCTCCCCTCAAGTCAAGCGGGCGGCCGGAACGCCAACGCAGCCGTGCCGAGCGCGACCGTGGCCTGGGCCTTGGAGTACGCCTCGGCGACGCCTTTGGCCGTGGCGAGGTTGGCCGAGAGGTGGCCGCGCTTGACGTACAGCTTGGGCTTGCCGTTGTCGGGCGTTACGACCTCATTGACGCGGCCGGCGGCGAGGGCGGGGTGCGGTTCGTATCCCAGCGTGGCCAGCAGCTCCTTGCGCTTGTTGCGGGCGACGTGACCCCGCACGTCGGAGAGCAGCCGGTCCAACATGATGCTGGACACCCACCCGCCCGCGAAGCCCGGACGCCCCTCGTCGATCGCCTCGAGGATCTCTTGCTCGACGCGCCCGAGACTGGCGGCGATGGCCTCGTCGGTCGCGGAGGTGCGCGGCGCTCTCGACAGGCCGCGCGCCGGGTCCATCTCGGCGGCGATGGCCATGGTGCGCAGGTGGTGCGTGACGACGGCCTTGCCGTGGTCCGGGCCGTGCGACGCCCACTCGCCTTCGCCGCGGAGCCACTGGTACAGGCGCGGGAAATACTCGCCGTGCATGCCGTCGCGGGTCAGGTCCTCGACGCACTGCTGCGCGCAGAACCACACGGCATATCGGCGCTCGTCGGGGTCCAGGGGCAGGCCGTCCTTGTGGTTCGTGGTGATCATGCCGTTGGCGGCGTTATCGCCCGTGAACTGGTCGAGGCCCTTTTTCTCCATGCCCATGCGGCGGTTGGTCACGAGGGTCTTCATGCCCTCGATCATCTCGCGCCGGTCAGCCGCCTTGATCTCCTCGATGCCGATGAAGAGTTTGCGCTCGACCCAGCCGTTGAACTGCGAACCCTTGGCCATGGCCTGCGCGTCGGGGAGGTGCGTGTAGTGCTCGCCGGCAATGTACCCCATGATCTCAAGCAGCAGCGTCTTGCCGTTGCCCCGGGCGCCCTGCAGCACTGGCCACCACTGGAACTTGACGCCGGGGTTCTGGGCGAAGCTGGCCATCCACGAGAGCAGCAGCATACGGTCGCGCTCGAGGGGCAGCATCTTGGCCAGCAGGTCGAGGAAGGGCGTGGCGTCCCCCTCGGCGGCGCGGGCGGTGTACGGCACGTACGAGTTGACCAGAGTGCGCTCGGCGGCCCGGACGATAGCGCCCGGCGCGACCTCGGGACGGAAACACACGTCATTGACGACGAGGGGTGCGTTGACCCGCGAGAGCGTGAAGGCTTCCCATGCGCTCGCCGTGGTCTTTGCGTTGCCTGGGTCCAGCACGAACAGGTGGCCGCCGCGGGTCACGTCAAAGGTGGCGCGCTGCACGATCGAGTTGGCCCGCATGTCATAGATGCGGGCCCGATCGGCGAGGAAGAAACACCCGTCGAAGTGTTCGATCTGGTCAAACGCGCCCATGAACTCGCGCGCGGCGTCCCGGAGCGTGCGCCCGGCCTCGACTGCGGCGACGACCTGCGCCTCTGTGGCCACGGCGGCCGGCGCGGGATCGGTCAGGCAACCACGGATGAAGGTCGCGGCCTGGGTGATCGTGTCGACCAGATAGGTACGGTGCGTGTCCCATTTCTCGCGCATGAGGGCCGAGCGGCGCATGAGGCGCTCGATGCGGTCACAGTCACGGCCGGTCCACCAGGCGAGGTGATTGGCCAGCGCCATGTCGGCGCTCGATGCGTTGTAGGCCTTGCCGCTCTCTCCGGGCCACTGGCGGGCCATGGCGTCGGTGTCGCCTTCCCACAGGTCGCGCAGGGTCGCCGCGCCCGTGGGGGCCGTCGAGAAGGCTTGCGCGGCGGTCTGGCGTTGGCCGCTGGCCAGCATGCGGCGGATCAGCTCGTCATCGTCGGTCGGCCCGCGCCACTCGGCGCACGGCTCGGTCGTCCAGCCCGCCGCAGCGCCGGCGCCGGCGCTCACCACCGGGAAGTAGTCGGCTATGTACTGGGCGAGCGCGGGGGTGTGGTCCGTCGAGGCGTCGCCGAGGGCGCCCACGCCGGTCAGGGCGCAGAACCGGCCCTCGGTGTACAGCTCGAGGTTCTGCGCAATGTTGCGCTTGCCGTGGGCCATGGGGGCGGCGCGACCAAAGATATGCAGGCCGCGCCCCGACTGCGAGAGCTCGACCGCCGCGCCGGGGAAACGTGCGAGGACGTTCTGCGCGAGCGGCGACCACGTGCCGTCAGCCTGCGCCGCGCCGTCAATGTCGGCGAAGAAGAACGGATCATCGGCCGTGAAGACGAAGCCCGCGCCGGATCCCCACCCGCGGTCATAGGCCGAGTGCACCGCCAGCGCGTTGTCGGGCGTGGTCCATGCGTCGCGGTCGTTGATGCCGACGACGGCCCCCGTGCGCCAGTCGCAGGGGAACTTGTCCAGCTTGCCGGGGTTGCCCGGCTTGGGCTGCGCGAACCAGCAGACAAACTGCGGCCATGCGCCGAGCGCGGCGAGGGCAGGCGGGAGGGTGAGCATGCTACCGGATCGTGGCCAGTGCGGCTTCCTTGACGGACGGGGCGGCATTTCGGGCGATATCGGACCCGTCCGCAAGCCCCTGAGCGACAATGCTGGGGATGGGTCGGGCGCACGCCTCGGTCATCACGCGGCGCTTGAGGGCGCGCATGCCGCCGAAAGCGTTGGAGACGCTGCCCGACGAGACGCCGGCGCGGGCCGCCACGGCGTCGCGGCCGATCCACTGGTAGCCGTCGGCCTGCGCCTCGGCGATGGCCGCTTCGAGCACGGCGGCGATGCGGGCGGCCTTGGCGGCGGCCTCCTCGGCGCGGAACTCATGGATGGGTCGTTTGGTCATTTGGAGAAGCTCCCGAGGCCCGAGCAGAACGCCGCGTCCCCGCCGTTGTGGTTGATCAGGTCGAGCCAACGCTGCTGCGCGATCTCGCGCTCCGTCCCCCGGAACGTCCAGCCCTCGGCCTTGCACTCCCGCGCGCAGAACACCGCCACGGTGCGGCCCACCATGTCCGGCGTGACCACGACGGGGCGCCAGCCGACCAGATCGGACGACTTAAGCACCGCGTTGAGTTGCGCGCTGTCGTTGGCCAGGCCGTAACGCACCGGCCGCCCGTTCGCATCGGTCAGCACGCCGACATTATTTCTCCACATGGAGATGCCGTACCGCGCCGCCTCAAGACGGACCTCGGACTGCACGCGGGCTTCGGACGCGCTGGTCATGCCCGCATCGCCCGGAGCACGTCGCCCACCGTGACCCAGTATTCCGCGTCAGTCTCGACGTTGCGCACATAGACGCGGCCCATAACGCCGTGCTGGACGACCTGGCCGAACTGGACGCCCTTGCGGTCCCACGAGATCGTCGCGTCAGGCGGGAACCTGGCGAGAAACGCCTCGGTCGCACGGTCCTGCGCGCGCTTGGCGAAGTCGAACGCCTCGAGCAGCCCGGCGTTGGTGATTGTCAGAATGTCGATTTTAGCCATGGTGCATCACCGCCTCTATGAAACCTTGCGCTTGCGCGAGGTTGACCGCATTACCCGCTCCCCGGAGGAGGCCCACGCGGTTGCGATAGGCCCCAGCATGAGCCAGAGGGAATGTGCCGGGCTCAACTGGCCGCCACTTTCCATCCCGGCATGCGAGCCAATCAACCTCTCGCCAGAGGCCGTTAGTCGGGCCGGGCCGTCCGCCAACATCACAAAATCGTTCAAGTCGTTCGAGCGGTCCGGGTTGGTCGCTCGCTTCGCCTGCCCGCCGCCCGTCATGTCCGAGGCTTGCGGTGTCGGCCAGCCCGCAAACAGGGTCACTCCGTTCAGCGTGACTTGTGTCTTGGACCCGTCCGCTCGGCGTCCTGTCGCCGTCGTCCCGACGCCCATGTGCTGCCCCCCGTCCCCATTCGCTTTTGTGGGGCTGGGCCACGCCGCTAAGTCCGCATCCCGTACCAGACAGGCGCATCCATGTTTCGTCCCGTGTAGCACCTTCTGGCCTATCGAACGCCCCGTGGTGTCGTGCGCCTGCGGTGTCGTCCACCCCTTCCCGCTTCCCTGCCCAGTAGAGCCGCTGTCGGATATGCGGCGCGCCGAAGCCCGCAGCGCAGGTATCGACCGCCCCGACGGCGTACTGCGCGCCTTCCAGGTCAGAGTGTACAAGGTCGAGCCAAGCGAGGCCGTCCTTGCTTGCAACCTGCTCGCCAAGGACAACGTCAGGGCGGCACTGCGTGATGAGGTGGAAGAGGGCGGGCCAGAGGTGCCGCTCGTCGTCAAACCCAGCGCCTTTGCCTGCCGCGCTGAAAGGTTGGCAGGGGCAAGACGCCGTCCAAACTGGACGATCGTCAGACCATCCAGCCCGTCGGAGGGCGAGGCTCCACACGCCGATGCCGGCAAACAGGTGGACTTGGCGGAAGCGTCGAACATAGTCAGGGTCCAGATCCTCGATGCTGCGCCGGTCCACGACGCCGGGGGCGATACGCCCCTCGGCTATAAGTTGCTCCAACCAGCTCGCCGCGAACTCGTCGATCTCGTTGTAAAGCGCAGTCATGCACCCCTCATGCCTCCCTGTGACGCGCCGGTCAACCGTTGCGTCAAGGTCTCGGCCTCTGCCCGTCCTAGCGCTCGCGCCGTGAGTACGTCAATACCGAAGGTTTCCCACCAGACACGGTGCACTTCGCGGTCGCGCAGGCCCTCGCGGAGCCGGGCGCCGCACCATTCCGTCATAGCTGCGCGGAGCGCGGCTTGGGCGTCCTGCGCGGCAGCGTGGCGCTTGACGTTGGCCATGACGGCGATGGCGGGCTGCGTCTGCAGGGCGTGCACCCGGTACTCCTCAAGCGGCACGTCGCGCGCCTCGACCGCGCCGCGCAGCCGGGCGAGCGTCTCGGCGTCGAGCTCCACAAGGTCCCCCTGCACGGCCTCGGGCGACGAACGGGACGCGGGCGGCGGGGCCGGCGTGCCGCAGTACGGGCACTCGATGCGGAACCGCTCATAGGGTTGCAGACACCCCGGCGCTTCCGGCACGCCCACGCAGGCGCGCAGCGGTATGCCGTCGCCCCCGCCGCCCTTGCGTGACCCTCGCCGGTCGAGCGTCCAGATCATCGGACGGTCGGGCAGGCCGATCGCGGGGTTGCCGACGTTGTTGACGTGGTCGATCCAGACGGCGCGCGGCTTGGGGCTCGCGGCGATGGCGTCGAGGCGCCCGCGCCGGTCGTCCAGGTTGAAGCCCTCGGCGTAGAAGGGGCGCAGCGTGCGGCCGAACTGCTGGCGGAATAGCGGCAAGCTCTCGGTCTTGCGCGCCGACGATGCGCCCTCAATGGCCGGGCAGTCGAAGCCCTCCGACACGATGTCCACGACGACGAGTTGCAGGATCGCGCGCCGTTCGAACCGCTGCAGGATGTTGAAGCGGTAGCCGTATTCGGTGTCCCCGGTCAGCACCTCGGCGCGCACGCCGGCCTCGTTGTATCGCGCCGCCGTGACCACCGCGGTGTCAACGTCCGGGCAGAACGTGATCCACAGCTTGCCGGCCGCCCATTTGAGATAGGTCTCGACCACATCGCCGATAAACCTGTCGCCCGCCTCGTGGGCGGTGCGCTTGAGTGTCGCCGGGGAGTAGTCGCCGGACTTGCCGACCTTCTCGGCTTCCAGCAGGCGCGTCAGGTGGCTCTCGGCCATGACGATGCGGTAGTCGGTCAGATACCCCTCGTCGATCAGCCAACGCTCCGACGGGCCCTCGACCATAACATCGGCGACGCCGTCCGCATGGCGCCCGAGACCCTGGCCGTCCGCCCGGGCCGGCGTCGCCGTCGGCAGCAGGCCGCGACAGGCCGGATGCGTGAACTTGGAGATCGCGGAGTGCCACTCGTTGTCCACGACGAGGTGGTGCCCTTCGTCCACGACCCAGAGCGTGACCTGCGCGAACCAATGGTCGAGACCCTTCACGGCGTTGAGCGTGCGCACCGACGCGACGGCGCACCGCGCGCCCGGGTCGAACCACGTCTGCCCGGTCTTGAGGATATGCGCGGCGATGATCTGGCGGCGCGTGACGGCCGAGGCGATGATGTTGTGCCGGATGCCCGCCGACGCGAGGGCGAGCGAGAGCTGCAGGATCAAATTGTCGCGATGGGCGATCACACACGACGCGCCCTGATGGCGGTGCACCATCGTGGCCAGCAGCACCGTCTTGCCCCCGCCGGTCGGCAGGCGCATGAGCACATTGCGCGCGCCGTGCTGCCACGCCTGGTCCACGTCATAGTCGAGTTGCTGCTGGTAGGGCCGAAGGATCACGACGCCACCTCGTCCATGACGCGCGCGACGGCCTGCCAGTAATAACCCTCGTCGCGCTCAATGCAGACCCAGTTCCTCCCGGTGCGCTCGCAGGCCACGGCGGTCGTGCCGCTGCCGGCGCAGTTGTCCAGCACAGTCATGCCCTCGTCGGTGTAGGTGCGGATCAGGTAGGAGAAGAGATCGACGGGCTTTTGCGTGGGGTGCCCGATCTCCTTGTTTCCAGCAATCGAGATGTCCAAGATTGATTTGGGATAGTAAAGATCGTTGATTTTTGCTGGCGCTCCAGCACTAACGGCAACGTCCTTGTTGGAGGTTACATATCCACCCTTCTTACGCTCCACCCCTTTAGTCATTTGTGGTCTGTAGGCGTCTCCCCCGAAAACAAGAACGTCCTCATGCACTTTCAATGGGTGACGCTTCACTTGGGGGAAGTTTGCAGCTTTTGATTTATTCCAAACCCAACCATGCCGAAACTTTTCGACCTGCGACATTACGAGCGCAGACGTAAACGGCTGAGACGCGGTCAGGACCACTGCTGCACCAGGCTTAGCGACTCGCCAATATTGCTGCCAGAGAGGTGCAAACGGAATGATGTTGTCCCAGGTGCAAGCCGTTGTCCCGTACGGCAGGTCGCACAGGATCATATCGACCGAGGCGTCCGGCAACTCGCGCATCCGCTCAAGGCAATCGCCCAGCATGAAGCGGCCCCGGCCGAGCGTAACGTCACTCACAGGCCAAGCGCCCGGCGAGCCCGCGCCACCGTGGCGATCGCATCGGCGTGACTGGCGCAGGGGATACGCACCTCCCCGCAGTCCAGCAGGGCGGTCAGGGCGGCGAGGTCGTCGCGCGCCAAGGATGCCTCGGCGACCAGCGTGGCCAGCATCCCCTCATCTGGGTTAAGGGCGGCGACCCGTTCGATCAGTTTGTGCAGCACGTTGCGTTCTCCCTTGACGGCCCGGTCATGCATGGTATGAGGACGCATTGTCAAGCAGGAGATCAGCCCCGTGGCTATCAAGATTGAAATCACCACCGCAGACTTGCGGCCCCTCGAAGCTGGGGCGCTCGCCGCGCTCCTGATGACGCTGCACCCCGACGCGGTGACCGAGGCCCTCGGGTCCTTGGAAATCACCGGAACGGTCGAGCCGATGCTGCCGTTTACGGGTGTCGAACCCGCCACGCCGGCCCGCCCGCGCTCCGAGGCGGTGATCCAGTCGCCCCGCCCGCTCACCGAGGCCGACGTGACCACGACGGTGCTGTCCGAACCGCTCACCCCGGAGGCGGCGTTCGGCGGCGGTGCAAGCCCTTTCGACCCGGCTGGTACGCAGGCCGCCCCGTCCCCGATCATGCCCATTGGCTCGACTGCGACGAGCAGTGCATCCCCTTCTGACGTGGACCTCGACGCCGAGGGCCTGCCGTGGGACGAACGGATCCACAGCAGCAACGGCAAAAAGTCCGCGAACGGCGTGTGGATGAAGCGCCGCGGCCTCAACCAACTCGTCGAGCAGAAAGTTCGGGCCGAACTGCGCGAGACATACCCCGAGCCGGAGACGCCCGCGAAACGCACCCTGCGCGAAGCCGTGGCGGACGGCCTGGTCTCGCCGCCCGAAGCGGGCGCGCCGATCCCCCCAGTCGCACCGCCACCTCCTGCGCCGCCGCCGCCGTCCGCCGCTGCGTCTGCCATCCCGGCGCCGCCCCCCGCCCCGGCACCTGCGGCGAGCACTGGACCTGCGCCCACGCCTTCCGCTTCGGGGCCCGACCAGTTCGCCGAGGCGATGAAGGTGGCCACGGCAGCGCAGGCGCAGGGCGTCATCACGGCGGCCGACACGATCGCCATCGCGACCGGGCTGGGCCTCACGAGCCTGCGTGACCTCGTCGCCCCCGCCAACGCCGCGTTCATCCCGCAGTTCCGCGCCGGCCTCGACGCGCTGATCGCCGAGCGCACGACATGACCGACGACCCGCACCACCTGCCCAACGACCCGTCACCCGACGTGCTGACCAGCGCGGCGCAAGAGCGGCTGCGCACCGTGATCGAGCGCATTGAGCGGCTCGAAGAGGACAAGGCCGCCGTCATGGCCGACATGAAAGAGGTGTTCGCCGAGGCCAAGGGCGAAGGGTACGACGTGAAGATCCTGCGCAAGGTGATCCGCATCCGTCGCCAGGATAAGGCCAAGCGGCAGGAAGAGGACGCGATCCTCAACCTGTACCTGTCGGCGCTGGGGGAGATTTAAGACATGGCGAAACCTATCATCGGCTGGGCGCTTGTTCGGACTTCGGCCTACGCATTCCGCGCGGATTATGCCGTGCTCGGTATCGTCAGCGAGGCGCGACGCATTCTTTACGGGCGGTGGGCGGACAACGACGCCGTGACCAACGTTTCCGAGAGAGACGTGGTGTTGCGCTACGATACCGAAGAGCAGGCGCGTTCAGCTATCGCCGGTGTCGCCAAGGCTCGTGCCGATCACGCTCCGCGCATACGTGCCGCCGAGCAGGCCGCGCACGACGCACGAGAAGCGCAGAAGGTCGCCATTCGAAAAGCTGCGCTGGAGGCCCGTCAATGACCGAGAACCGCGCCTACAGCCAGGACCGCACGTTGGCCGCCGAGGCGGGCCGCAAGGGCGGTCTGGCCAGCCGGGGGCCGCGCGCCCCATACGAACAGAAGGACCGGACCCCGTGACCCAGCAACCCCTTCTCCGCCCGTCATCCGCCCCGATCTGGTCGAAGTGCGCCGGGTCGCATGTCCTCGAGGCGCTGTACCCCGAGGACGAGGAGAGCCTCAAAGCCCGCGAGGGCACGGCGGCTCACTTCTATGTCACCGAGGCCGTGCAGGGCCGCGTCCATCCCGTCGGCACGCTGGCGCCCAACGGCCACCCGATCGACGAGGAGATGGTCGAGGCTGGCGCCAGCTTTATCAACGACGTGATGGGCGAGGCGTACCGCGAGGGCGCCGCCCCGACCACCCTGCGCGTCGAGACCCGTCTCACCATGCACGGCCTGATCCACGCGTTGTGCGAGGGCACGCCGGACGCGTATCTGCTGGACCTGGCGGGTCGGCGCCTGATCGTGTGGGACTACAAATACGGCCACGGCTATGTCGACCCGTTCGCCAACGCGCAGCTCGTGGCCTACGCGGCAGGCGTGTTCGAGGCGTACGAGTTGACCGCCGAGGACGTGGCCGATCTGGACGTGTCGCTGCGCATCGTGCAGCCCCGCAACTATGACGACGTGGGCCCGGTGCGCCGATGGGACACGAAGGGCCGCGTGATCTGGGCCGAGATCGAGGTGCTGGCGCGCATGGCCGAGGCGGCGACCGGGCCGAACCCGACGACGCAGACGGGCGAGCATTGCCGCTACTGCGCGGCTAACCACGGATGCCCGGCGGCGCAGGCCGTCGCGCTCAATATCGTCGATATGGCGGGCAAGGCGGTGCCCCGTGACCTGCCGCCCGCCGCGCTCGGCCTTCACCTGCGCAACCTGCAGATCGCACAGCAACGGCTCAAGGGCCACGTCGATGCGGTCGAGGCGACGGTCATGGCCGAGACGCGCAAAGGGTCGGAAACGGGCTGGACCGTTACGCACGGTAAAGCCCGCGAGCGGTGGGCCAAACCCGCCGCCGAGGTGTTCGCGCTCGGCGACATGATGGGCGTCGAGTTGCGCAAACCGTCCGAGGCCATCACCCCGAACCAGGCGCGCGACTTGGGGCTTGACGCCGCCGTCATCGCCGCCTACGCAGAGAGACCGTCCGGCGCCGCGAAGCTCACGCCTCGCGATGCCTCAACCGCCGCCCGAGTGTTCGGGGGCAAGGAGTAAGACCATGGCCAACGCCACAGCATTTACGTCGCCCCCCGGCCGTCTCGTCCAGGGCGATGCGTTCAAGCCGTCCGACAAGGACCAGAACGGCGCGCCCCGCGTCGTGAAGACCGGCCCGAACGCCGGCCAGCCGAACCCGCAGTTCTTCGTCGCCGTGGCCTACCCGAAAACGCCGGGCGCCACGACGATTGAGCAGGAGATCGCGACCGGGTCCGCCGTCGGCAAGCACCTCGGCGAGATCAAGGCCGAGGCGTTCCGGGCGTTCCCGCACCTCTTCCCGCAGGGCGCGCACGCCCCGAGCACGCACCCGACGTTCTCCTACAAGGTGATCGACGGCGACGGCGTGGACACGGCGGGCAAGCGGTGGTCCGAGCGCGAAGGGTTCGCCGGGCACTGGGTCGTCCGCTATACGCGCGGCGCCAGCATCGGCGCTCCGGGCGTGTACCGTGAGGCCACGCCGGGCGTGTTCGTCGAGACGCGCGACTGCAAGACCGGCTGGTACGTGCAGGTGAGCGGCGGCGTCGCGGGCAACGACAACGCCCAGCGCCCCGGCGTCTATATGAACCTCAACATGCTGTGCGTCCGCGCCGAGGGCCCGGAGATCATCTCGCAGGGCGGCCCGTCCGCCAGCGAGGCGTTCGGCGGTGGTGCGGCCCTGCCCGCCGGAGCCACCCCGCTTTCCGCACCGGCTCCGGCCCTGCCCGCCGCTGCTGCGCCCGCACCGGCTCCCGCACCGGCTCCCGCACCGGCTCCCGCACCGGCTCCCGCACCGGTGCGCCAGCTCACCGCCGCCGCGACCACCACGTACGAGGCATACATCGCCGCCGGCTGGACCGACGAAATGCTGATCGCCAACGGCCTGCTGGTCGCCTAGGCCACAACCAGGGCGGCGTGCTCCGGTGCGTCGCCCACCTTTCCGGGGAGAGACGACATGGGCCGTTTTTGGGTTAGCTGGTACGCATCGAGCCTTGCTTTTGAGGTGCATACGCCCTGGTGGGTCTCGGGCTATCGCGACGACACCCCCGTGGTCTGCGCCGCCGTCATCGCCAACGACGCGGACGACGCTCAGGCCGTAATCCGGGCGTGTCACGACGACCCGCACGCGGAGATCGAGTGGCGGTTCGTAGAAGAGCGACCGGACGATTGGTCGCCGTTCAACGGTCGTTTCAAGCGCGCCGACTGGATGCGCTGGCCCGCGTGACCCTCCCAGCGCTCGACTTTGAGACCTACAGCGAGGCCGGATTTTGTTTCAACCCCGAGACCGGCAAGCACGAAGCGCCGCGGGGCGCCCGGTCGAAAGGCCTGCCCGTGGTCGGAACGGCGGTCTATACGGAGCACCCGACGTTCGAGGTGCTGACCGCATCGTATGACCTGCAGGACGGGCGCGGCGTGCGGCGCTGGCGACCCGGCGACCCGAACCCGCAAGACCTGTTCGACCACCTCGCGCGGGGCGGACTGCTGGAATGTCACAACCTGATGTTCGAGTTCCTGTGCTGGGAGAACGGGTGCACGCGCCTCTATGGCTGGCCGTCGCTCGCCCCGTACGCCTATCAGCTACGCTGCAGCGCGGCCAAAGCCCGCGTGGCCTCCCTGCCGGGCGCGCTGGGCAATCTGGCCGCCGTCCTCGGCACGTCCGCCAAGGACAAGGAGGGCACGCGGCTGATGAAGGTCTTTTCGATGCCGAGAGACCCGACGAAGAAAGACCCGCGCCGTCGCATCCTGCCTCACGAGGACCCCGAGCAGTTCGAGGCGTATCGCCTATACTGCGACCGCGACATTGAAGCCGAGCAGGCCGCCAGCGCAGCCACGCCGCCCATGAGCGACGACGAGCTTGTGTTCTGGATGGTCGACCAGGAGATCAACCGGCGGGGCATTGCCGTGGACCGGCCGGCGCTGCGCGACTGCATGGCCGTGCTCGAGCAGGCCCTTGACGTTTACGGCGACGAGTTCCGTGCGCTGACCGGCGGACTGGACCCGACGCAGTTGCAGGCCACGAAGGGTTGGCTTGCCGCGTTCGGCGTGCACATGGACAAGATGGACGAGGAGGCGATCGACGAGATGCTCGCCCGGCTCCCGCCGCACCCGCCGGGCGGATCGTGGGCGCCCCGCCGCGTGTTGGAGATCCGCCAACTGATCGGCTCGGCGTCCGTCAAGAAACTGTACGCCATGGAGCACCAGGCCAACCGCGCCGACCGCCTCCTAAATCTGATCATTCACCACGGCGCGCGGACGGGGCGCCCGACGGGCGAAGGGCCGCAGCCGCTCAATCTGCCACGCGCCGGCCCCAACCTGTCATGGTGCGCATGCGGTAGGCCCTTCACACCCCGACACAGCGCGTGCCCGTGGTGCGGGACGGACGCGGCGACCGCCAAGCGCGGCAAATGGTCGGCCGAGGCGGTCGATCACGTCCTTGAGATCATGGCCACGAAGTCGCTGCCGCTCGTCGAGTGGTTCTTCGGCGACGCGCTGCTGTCGATCTCGGGGTGCCTGCGCGGCCTGTTCGTCGCGGGCCCGGGCATGGACCTGATCGCCAGCGACTACAGCAGCATCGAGGCCGTGGTCATCGCCATGCTGGCCGGCGAGCGGTGGCGCATCGACGCGTTCCGCAACGGCGACCCGATCTATCTGGTCGGGGCGAGCAAGATCACGGGGCGCAGCGTCGAGGAGTACCAGGCGTACTATGCCGAGCACGGCGAGCATCATTCGGACCGCCAGACGATCGGGAAGGTTTCGGAATTGGCTTGCGGCTTCGGCGGCTGGATCGGCTCGTACAAGGCGTTCGGCAGTACCGAGCCGGACGACGTGATCAAGGCGCAGATCCTCGCATGGCGCGCCGCGTCGCCCGCCATCGTGGACTTGTGGGGCGGCCAGTACCGCGGCCTCCCGTGGGACCGCGACCGCCGGCCCGAACTGTTCGGCTATGAGGGCATGGCCATCGCGGCAATCCAGAACCCCGGGCAGGTCTATGACTGGCGCGGCGTGCGGTTCTTCATGCGAGGGGACGCCCTGATCATCCGGCTGCTGTCCGGCCGCGAGCTGACGTACTGGTCGCCCCGCCTCTATCCGTCGGCCCGGCGCGCCGACGAGTTGAGCATCGTCTATATGACGTGGAACTCGAACCCCAAGTACGGCGCGATGGGCTGGGTGCCCATGGAGACCTACGGCGGGCGGCTGACCGAGAACGTGGTCCAGGCCACGGCGCACGATGTTCTCCGCTACGGGATCATGGGGTTGCGCGCGGCGGGCTATCCGACCGTGCTGCATGTGTACGACGAAATTTGCGCAGAAATTCCAAAAGGTGAAGGGTCGCTGGATGACTTTGAGCGCATCATGGCCACGATGCCGCCTTGGGCGTACGACGAGGTCGGGCCGTGGCCCATCCGGGCGGCGGGGGGCTGGCGCGGGCGGCGGTATCGGAAGAGTTGACGGGACCGTCACGCCGGTCTAGTCTCACAAAATCATCGCAAGAGGGATTGCAGCCATGAACTTCTCAACCGCCATTTTCCTGATCAACAAGGACGTGCGCGCCGTCGCCGTCTCGTATGAGCTGACCGTCGACGGCAAGGGCGCAGCGCCCTTTTATACGTTCAAGACCTTCGACCAAGACGTGAAGGTCGGCGATCACGTCGTGATCCCGACGGACACCCGACACGGCATGACCGTCGCCCGCGTCGAGGCGGTGGACGTGGAGGTCGATTTCGACAGTTCCGTGCAGATCAAGTGGCTGATCGACCGCGTGGACACGGAAGGCGCCAAGGCCATCGCCGCGCAGGAAGCCGACGCGATCGCCCGCATCAAATCGGCCGAAGCCCGGGCCGCGCGCGACAAGCTGGCCGCGAAGCTGCTGGCCGACAACCCCGATCTGGCCGCTTTGCCGCTCTCGAACGTGAGCGCGCTTCCCGCCGAGTAAGTCTCCGCCGGCTGTACCCTCGTGCCCTAAGTCCTAGAGGAGCGGCCAGCGTGCAGCGCCATTCGGCGCTGCAATAAGGGATCCCGGTCCCTGCAGCAAGAAGGGCGCGAGCGTGCGACCCGTAGGACCCAAGGCGAAGGGTCGCACGCTCAACCCCTCCTAGGAGCCAACATGGCCCACTGCCCGAAATGCGGAAAGCGCGGGATCCAGAAAGCCAAGGACGGTTCACGGGCATGCCGCCATTGCGGCCCTCTGTACACCTTGCGCCCTGGTCAGGTCTCGCCGCCGTCTCCCTCAAGGACGAACGATCCGGGGCCGGCCTTCACCTCGATGCGCGTGGGCTTACCGGCGACCATGCGCCAGATCAGCAGTCCGACCATGATGGCCAGCGCCACGCCGATGCCGCCGACATAGTGGACGCGCGTAATCTCGCTGACCTCGCCCCATAGCGCGACGACGCCGACAAGGGTCTGCAGGTTGGACAGGGTCACGATGACCAGCACGATGATGGCGCACAGCGCCGGCCCCGCCAGGTTCCGCATCCAGAGCGTCAGCGCGTCCTCGCGCGCAACGGCGTGCACCGCGTCCGGCGTGCCGGGCCCGGTGATAGTGCCGGTGATGGCCGCGGTTGCCTCGGCGAGGGTCTCGGGTGCGTCGGTCACGACAACCCCAGCAGCTTGGCGAGTTTCGGCACGAGCAACGCGGCGACCGCGCCGAACCCGACACACACGCCGCTGCCCCAATAGACGATGCGCCAGAGAGCTTTGACCTCGCCTTGCAGAGCGGCAATATCGCTCGCGTGGTTAGTCGTCCGTTCGTCGAGACGTTCCAGGGTCGGGCCGTTCACCCCCGAGCACCCGTGTCAGCAGCCAACCCCCGAAGATCACGCCGAGAAGCGAACAGGCGACCCACAGCATGACCAATTCCGACGCTCCCGGTGGCGAGAAGTTGAAGGGCGAAAGCGCCGTTAATGAACGTAGCGTACAGGTATGTCCCCGACCGCGTAAGCTGATCGCTCTCCCATAGCACAGTCACGCCGAAGTGCGACACGAGTTGAGCGACGAGGGACGCCATGACGACGGCCTTCCATGTGCGCGGGTGGCGCCGCCAGTTGAAATAGAGCATTGCGCAGAACGCGGCGTCCATGAACGGGAACCAGACGACCATGTCCGGCCAGCCGACCGTGACCTCGAGCACGTTGGTCAGGATGAAACTCACGACCAACATAAGGCTCACGCCGAGCGCATCCACGTTCTTGCGGTCGTCGTGAGCGGACCATTGGCTCACCGCCCATGTCAAGAACACGGCGGCCCCAAACAGGACGGCAATCATTGCGGGTCGGGCTTGTTGGAGCCCCCCGAGAACGGCACCACGTTCGGGCCGTGCTCCGCGATATAAGCGCGCTGGGCGGCGTCTTGCAGGGCGTGAAGCTCCCGGGCCTCGCGATTGGCGCGTTTGGCCAGCAGCGCCGCGTCCTCGGCGTGCGCCTTTGACTTACGGGCCTCTTCGAGCATCTCGGCGAGGGTGGCCTCAAGACGCACCTGCGCGGCTCCAATGGCGTCGATATGTTCCTGCGCGGGCATGGCGGTCCTCTAGTATTTGATGATGGGGAGGTAACGCTGATGCTTCGGGGCGGTTTCGACGCCGTCCCCCGCAGAGTTAACCGCGCCCGACGTATAGGGCAAGATAGTCTCGGACCCCGTAGCGCCCGACACCGTGAACCCGCTGCTGCCCTCGCTGGCCACGCTGGGCGGCGTGATTGTATGCGTGTGCGGACCGACCGTGTCGGCGTAGTTGGTGCCGTTCGGCGTACCGGCGCGGTCGAAATAGCCGCCGTCCGCCATGGCGTTCGGCAGGTTGAAGGTCGTGGACCCGTCACCCGCACCCCACGTCGTGCCGATATTGGCGAAGAGCGCGGCGTAGGTGGTGCGGCTGACCGCCGATCCGTCACGCACCAGCCACCCGTTCGGGGCACTGGGCGCGGCGGTGTGACCCACCATGCCCGGCTCAACCGCGACGAGTTGGATCTCGGACGCGGACGCATAGACGCGGAACCACGGCCCGAACGTGCCGGCGATGCGGAACCGCTGGTAGGTGCCGGTGTTGGAACTGCTGACGCCGCTTTGCGCACGGGCGATCTGCGAGACGTTGTTGCTGTCCGTCGCGCTGACCTCGATCTGCAAGGCGAACGCGGCGAGGGCGGTGGGGCCGTTGGTCACGCCCGCGGCGGCGCGATACCAGCCGTTCGACAGGGCGGTATTGAGGTCCGTCGAGGCCGCGACGCTGGCGGTGGTCGCGGCGAGGCGGTCGGGGAGCGCCAGGGGCGGTGTGAGTTGCGACGGCAGAGACTGCGTGATCAGCCACTTGGAGCCGCTGTATCGGGCCGTATAGACGCGACCGGGCTGCAGGTCCGCAGCGGCCGGGTCGGTCTCGGTGTTGGACTGCAGCGCGACCGTGGCCAGCGCGCCGACCTTGAGGGTGAGCGGGCCAGCGGGCGACGCGTCGGGGACGGTGAAGTCGACCAGCGCGCCCGTGACCAGCACGAAGGTCGACCCGGGCAGGGCGAGGGAATACGCGCCGGACACGCGGGTCGCGGCGGCGTAGGTCAGACGCCCCTCGCGCATGGCCGTGGCCAGACGACCGGGCGACGTGACAAGAGCGTTGCTGGACGGCGTGACGTAATCGGCGGCCTGCGCGATCAGGCTGTCCGACCAGATATCCATGGCGCGCCACTTGGTCGGGTCCGACCCGGGCAGCACGGTGTTGTTGGAGACGAGCGAGCCGTAGAGCTGGAAGACGCCGCCGCCCGTGTCGTAGTTGACCAGTGCGCCCTTGGCGTACGAGACCGGCGTGCCGCCGTTCTGCGCCGTGGTCACGAACTCGGGGTTGCCGAAATACTGGTACTGCTGGACGTTCTCGGTGATCGCCCGCATGAGGTCGTTGAACTTGGTGCGCTCGATGCGCTTGGCGTCGGGATCGCTGGTCGGGTCGAGTTCATAGTCCAGCCCGTAGCCCTCGGTGTAGCTGATCGAGCCGTCGACCTGGGCCGCGTCGGGAATGGGCGAGATATCGCCGCTCGCTGCGAATGAGACCTTGAAAAAGTGCTGCGTGCTCATGCGCTCTCACCGAAGTTGCCGTTGTCGAAGTTCAGGTAATACGGCGCGAACCCGAAACGGTCAGCCGGATTTATCAGGATATTGATGCGGACGCCAGCCGGGCGGGGCAACAGGTCGAAGTTCTGCAGCACGAAGAGCAGCGCGGCGTTGGGCGGGAAGGTGAAGACGTAGGTGGCGGTCATGTCCTCGCCGTCCAGCACGTACACCGCGCCCTCATCGCCGAAGAGATAGGCCAGAAACGCGTTGATCTCCGGGACCGCGCCGCGCGTCGTGAGTTGGAAATAGCGCAGTCGGAGCGCCAGCCGGCGTTGCTCGGTCGAGAGTTGCAGCGCGGCGTCGTTGTCGCGGCCGAAGTTGCTCTCGTAGAAATTGAGGTTGAACGCGCCGAAGCCGAACACGGGCCGGTCGCCGGTCGCGGGCGCATAGGCCAGCAGCGGCAGGTTGAGGATGAACGCCCAGACCGACAGGCCGAAATCGTTCGCCGTGCGCAGGTCGAACACGTCGCGATACCAGTCCGTCCAGAACGCCGTCTGGTTGGCGTCGAACCACGCTTGCTCACTCTCGACGATGGACCGCAGGCCGGTCGCCGCCTCGTACTGCCACAGCAGGGCGCTCTCAAGGTCCGCGCCGGGGTCAAAAGGCTGGATCGTGGCCATGGGGTCAGGTCACGTTGACGACGATGTTGCCCGCGATCACCTGCGCGCGTTGGCTGATCGTGATGTCGATGGGCGTGGTGGCCAGCGTACCGGGCGCCAGGCCGATGCGGACGTTGGAGACGTACAGCTCCGGGGCGGCGCGGTTCACAGCGCCGGCGAACTCGAACGCCGACACGTCCTGACCGATCGTGAGCCCCGCCTCGCCCTCTTGCTCGCCGTTCGCATAGGCCACGATGGCGGCGCGCACCTCGGCGGCGGGATCGCCGCCGGGCCCGAGCACCTTCACGTCGACCGCGGCGAAAATGGGGATGGCGTCGGGCCGCTGGAATGACACGTCGTACACCTGCCCGGACGCAGCGTCCGTGACGGCGACCGTTGTGGCGCCGTTCCATCCGGCCCCGAGCGACTTTTTGGCCAGCAGCGCCGCGCCGATCTCGCTGTCGAGGCCGCCGTCCACGCACACGTAGATGCTGTGCGGGTCGAGCGTCTGGTCCTCAATGACGAGCGGCGCGTCGGTGACGTTCTCGCGGAAAACGACAGAGGTCACGTCCGCGACATTCCAGACGCCGGCCAGGATCGCGTCGGGCAGCGCGACGCCTTGCGCACCGAGCGTGACCCGACGGCGGGCGCGGCTGGCCTCGTCGCTCTCGGTGACCGTGCCGGGCTCGGCGGGCGTGGGGTTGTTGACCGTCTCCCACCCGAGGACGGGCGTTACGATGGTGTCCAGTGCGTCCGCCGCGGCACCGACGGGGCCGAACTCGACCGAGCGGAATGTCGCGAGACCTTGGCCGAGCGAGTTGAGCGTCACCGCGCCGGTCGTCTCGAACAGTGCGCCCGCCTCGCCGACCCGCGCCTGCGAACCTTGCGGGATCAGCGCGCCCGGGACGCCGGCAACGGCGACCTCGCGCACGATCGACCGCGTGGCCACGACGCGTGCGCCGCCGGTCAGCGCCCAAATCGCGTCCAGCCAAATGCCGCCCGCGAGGTTCGGGTTAATCTGGTTGGCCAGCGCGGCGTTGTTGCGCACCAGGGCGTCGCGGGCGAGCGTCTGCAGCGTGATGATGACGCCCTGCGGCGTGTCGGGCGTGACGATCAGGTCTTGCCCGAACGCGGCGCGCCACTCGGCCTGCACCTGTGCGAGAATGTCGCCGGTATCCGGGAACACCGTGCCGGTCGCGGAGATATAGCCGTAGTCAGCCATTGAGGGTCACGATGCCGTTAACGGTGCGCAGGGTCGCGACGTACCGGAGCGTGGACCCGGCGCGGCGCGTGGTGAGCGACACAATACCCGTCACCCCCTCAACGGCCAATAGCTGCGTGCGTAGTGCCGCGACGAACCGCTGCACGTCCGGGACGCCGGCCCAGGCCGTCGCGCCGAAAGGGATGCCGCGAGGGGCGTCGAGCACACACTCGCCGAGACGGGTGCGGGCGGCGTGGATCGAGGTCTGCAGGATGGCCGGATCGGCTTGCAGCAGGGCGAGCGACCCGTTGGAGGCGACGACCAGATCGTTGTCGGCGGTGACGGCAAAGGACAGGGTCACGGGACGGGGCCTCCGCTGGTCGCCGCGCCGGCCGCGACGCCGCCATGCTTGTGCGTCTCGAACGATAGCCCGCTCGCTCCAATAAGGCCACCCTGCCCGGTGATGGTGCCGGTGACCAGCAGGTTGCCCTCGACGGTCAGCAGGGGCGTCGTCACGGTCGCGCCGCCCGAGGCGGTCACGTCCGCGGTCGTCACGGTCGCGGTGAGGGTCTCGGCGGTCACTTCGACGGCGCCGGGGGTGGTCACCGCGATGATCTCTGCGCCGACGGCGATGCGCGTGGCTCCGTCCGTCGACTGGATGACGAGGCGCTCGGTGTCCTCGCCGTCGAGCGCCCACTGGCGCAGCACGTCCGGGAAAAACACGCCGTCTTGAAATGAGTGCGTGCGCGCCGTGTTCGGCTCGGCCTCGTCGAGCGTCTGCAGGACCAGGCCAATGTCGCGGTCGGACGCCTTGAGCCACCCGAGGTCCCCGGGCGTCAGGGGGAAAGCGATCACGAAGCCCCCGCCGGCATACTGGAAAACGGGGACGGACGGGATCTGCGCGCGGGTGACTCGCTCTCCGGTGGTCGTGACCATTTGGACGAGCGGCTGCACGGTTGCGCGGTTGGTGGCGCGGTCGTAGGCCACGACGCGGGCGGGCAGCATGTCGTCGGTGTTCTGCTTGAGCTTCTCGCCGAAGACGCGCAGTAGCCCTTGCATCGACCCACTGCTGTCGGCCGGGTTGGCGCTGGGCGGTGCATAGGTGTCGGTCATGCGCCAGACCGTAGCGCATGACCGACCGCCCGGCTAGGTGGCCGGGACCAGCTTGCCGCCCTCGGCGCGATACCATGTGTCGGCTTCGACGCCGTCTTCGCCGACGATGCCGCACGCGACCGAAACGATAGTGTCGCTTCGCTCCGCGCGCTCAACGGCGAACAGCGCGTTGCCTGGCGCACCGCGAACCTTTCCGCCCCAGCCCGAAGCCGTCGCCGCGCCGCTGTCGCCCGAAGCCGTCGCCGCGCCGCGAGTGCCCGAAGCCGTCGCCGCGCCGCGAGTGCCCGAAGCCGTCGCCGCGCCGCGAGTGCCCGAAGCCGTCGCCGCGCCGC